TTGGTGGAGAAACCATCTCCGACATTGATGGGGTAATCGAGCCCTCCACGATCTACAGGCATTAGATACCTCCTCCTGATGCTCGAAGTAGCTCGCCCAAATCGTTGCGATCCTCCGCCCCGGTGGCTTCATCTAAGATGCGCTGGTTCGCCTTCAAAAACTTTCGCATAGATTCCTGATCGCCACGGCTGGCTAGAAGGTAGTTTGACACATTTTCCATTGCAGCTCTGGCGTGAAGACGTATGCAAGAACCGTGGAACGAGTCGAGGGCGTGCAAGTCAAGATCTAACACGTAGTCGATAGTCTGGTGGGAAACTACCGAGCACCATAGAATCAAGTCCTGCAACTCAATCCAACTAGCATCCTTGGCCGCCGAGACATTTAGGGCTCGTTTGGCGGGCTGCTTTCGACGGAGTTTGCGGAGGCCGGGGCGAGACGGTCTGTCGCTTTCTTCATCAGATCCTTCCACACCCCGGTTCCTGCCAAAGGGCCTGCCACCCCCTTGTTGGCTTTGATGACAGCAGTTAAGAGCTGGAACAATTGGGGCAGCTCTAAGTCTGCGATATCATCGGGCTTCGTCAACTGAGGCGGTCTGTTTACCCACGAATGGAAAATCAGTTGAAAGAACGAACCTTGCGTGGCTTCGCTCAGGAGGGCGGAGACTAGAGATCCGAACGCAGATGCTCGGTTGTCCGATCGCATCTTCGCCAGCTCGGGCGTGATGGACGTAGTTAGATTTCTGGTGATGCTCGAATGAGCAACATCGTTCGAGATGCCAATATCGCTCACGGTATCCATGCCCACGTCGTTCGTCCGAACGTCGAAGATTCGCGAGATCGCTGCCGAGGCTGTCTCCAGCAAATCCTTGAAACCCAAAAACATGCGCCCTGTGACGGGTCGCATCTGAATCACCACAGGCTTTCCCGCGAGATCGAGCCAATCCTCCGCAACGTGAGAGATGGTCTTTCCGATGTATGCAGGCACGAAGGGCAGAGGCATGGTTAGGTTCCTTGAGGTTGAGGACCAAAGAAAAAGTGGCCCGGATACGCGGAGTGTACCCGAGCCACCTAGACCAGTCTCGTGGCCTTTGCCGCTGCGGGGTTACAGCTTCACGCTGCGGATATGCCCGTACGGGGAAGCGGCGTTGAACGCGGAATTGGCCTCCGCAACGCCGGTAATCTGCATCGTCGCCCATTCATCCGAGATGAGGCCGAAGTCGCCTTCTCCCTTGGGAGTGATCTTGTAGAGGACGACTTCGTACGCTCTGTTGCCGTCCGCCGGATTTTGGCCGACAAAGCGGAGCATGTAAGGTTGGTTGGTCGTCGTGAGCATCCGAACTTCATCGATGTTCTTCGAGCCAGCCTGGGCGGTAAGCGTGGCCTTGAGACCAACCCCCGCTGTGATGTTAGTGGGGACGGGCTTGATGAAGACCAGTCCTAGAGCCTCGTCAACCTCGAAGTCGGTTCCTTCAACAAGCGATGTGTTAGTTGTTGCGTTCTTGAGGTTGAGATTCGCCTTCAAGATCCCCATTGCGCGAACGCCCGCCGAGTTGGTAAGGGGGTACCACCGAGCGAGGGAGACGCCGGGGCTTGCTGGAACAATCGTCCATTCGGTGAAACCTGCGGTAGCCGGGTTTGTGATTACCAACTGACCGCCCGAGAAGAACAGAGCCATGTTCTCGTCGTTTAGCTCGTCCGTGGTGATTGAGAAGTTCACCTTGCGGCTGAGCTCAACCTCCTTGTCTGTGACCCGCAGCCCTCCGCGGCTGGACTGGTGTTCGAGCTTTTCGCTCTCGTTGGTGAGAGAAAAGCTCGATGCGTTGCCGATGTCTCGGAAGCCACCTACAGCGTTGCCGGTAATAGGATCGATAAGTGAGAGCTGGATGACCCCACGACCGAGGAGGTAGTGGGAAGTGTTGCTCGTTCCAGATGTGTTTGAGCCAGGCATTTGTTGTTTCCTTGGTGTAGGTGCGAGCCGAGTCTAGGATCGGCGGTTAATCGACGCTTTGAAGTACATGAACAGTGTGTGGGGTGAGTCGGATCTCCCGCCCTCAAAATTGTTGTGCCGAACCAACTCTACAATGCAGGAGGGTGATTCTCCGTCGTCGGGCAGGAAGATGGGATCGTCGCAGAAACTACGCTCCATATCCGATATCGAAACAGTTCTGGCGAAGGTGATTTGCACCTGAAAGGTGGCTTCTGTTTGTCGGCCACGAAAGCTGCGACCGAACTGAGTATCTCGCTCGAACGAGGAGGAGACGTATGCGGCCTCAAAGGATGCGGGCTTTTCGGAAGAGATGCTGGGTCCGACCGTGAAGGGCGGGGTTCGCCCTTCTACTTCCAGAGGTAAGGCGGGGAACTTTATAGTTGCGAGGCGATCACGCACCGCAGTTAAGATCTTTGATCGCAGCTCCACTATTCTCCGTACCCGTCACCCACACGCAGGGAATCGCCGGGGTAGATGATTTTTTCCAAGCTCTCAATAGTGGAGACGTGGAAACTCGAAGGACTCGCAGCGGCCGCAGAGAGTGCGTGCAGCCCGTTAGCGAATCGGGCTTGCATATCCTCGATAGCTCTCCGCTGATCGGTGTGGCTGGCAAACCGCAAAGAGCCGTCGTCTTGGGATATCTGCCGCGTTGCGGCCGCAGCGGATTGCACGATTACATGCTCCGTCGCCATAAGCTCGGCTCGTACCCCGTCGATCTCTACGAGCGACGCACGCATTCGCCTAATCTGTAATGCCGTCGTAGGGGATGCCGTTGGTGCTGTGGCGAGGATTTGATCGACCAACGTGTCACCGAGAATGTCATAGATCTTCACCCGAACCGACTCTATAGCAGCCTCCAATACCTCGCCCCCATCGGTCCCCGATCCGCCAACAGTAGACATCCGCAAGCTCGATTTGAGCTTTTGGAGGGAGTCAACGAACAAGGGGACCGTGGAGGAGGGGGGCATTTAGGATCGCTCGTTTTGGGACATGAACGCAATCGCTTCAGGGACCGACTTGAATGGCAGGGAGGCTAATACCGCCGGGTCTTTAATCTTTTCGTTCTCATCTTGGGCCAGAAGGTTTAAGTCCTTCAAACTCTTTTGCGACAGGGTTAGGGGGTTCATCGCCCACGGTCGCGGCGTTTTATCTGCATCCTTCTTGGTTTTGATGTTGGGAGGCTCGCGGCGAGCATCCCTCGCTTCGTCGTCAGCATCAAACAGCTTGTTATTGTCCGTGTTGACTCCTGCGGGGAGCCGTTGGATATTCACAGTCGGCTCGGACTCAGGTAGAAGGAATCCATCCTCGATAAAACCAGTCACGGATCTCTTCGACACGCCCATAGATACCAGATCTTCAACGGTATATCGGCGGCTGCGGTCCAACTCGGAATCACCGTTCGGTAAGAGGATGGTACCGGTCGGGTTGACTTTAAATCTCTCAGACATAGAAAACTCCAGATGGGTGGGGAAGACAAAAACCCCCTCGGCGGTTCCCCGCCTCGGGGGCGTGAGAGAGGTTTATCCTGAAACGACTTTCATGGACACTGATGCGTTGAGCTGTCGTGGGACGGGAAGGGGCCTCGATTGGACGAGAGCCATCGTGGCTGACGGATCAGGGACCGTCCAGCTCTTTGCGAATCGCTTGCGGACGACCAAGCCTTCCGCGATGGCGTCCATGTCATCGATGGCCGCGTAGATCATCTGGCGATCCGCGGTCGGGCTGGTCGTGATGAACTCAACGTACTTCGGTCGAATAAGATCAACCGTAGTGCCGTTGAGTACGCCAGTCCGTGCGTATTCCCAAAAGCGAATGCCGCCGAGCTTGCCGAGGTAGATGGCCCCGTCGTTGCGAAACTGCTCCACGAACGAGACGTCGCCAGCAGAGACGTTAGTTCCGTCAGATCCGAGCATCTTGACGTTGCCGCCCTCGACCAGACCCCCGAGAGCTGTCGCAGCTTCGCTACCGCAGATACCGTCGGTGAGCGTGTGTCCGTCCACGCTGGCGACCCGCTTAGCCGACAAGATGTTCGTAAAAATCTTGACGTTGGCAGGGGTGCCGTCATTCCAGAACGTAGAGAGGGTGATGTTGTTCGAGGCCGAGCGAGGGTAAGTGATGGTCCAGTGATCGCCATCAGGGACCGAGTAGGTAATCACCCCTTGCAGGGACATCGCCACCAACCACTCCTCGGCGTTGGTTACGCTGTCGGCGAGGTCGGTCAATTCCCGGAGCATCTGCTCGCGGGCGTATTTAATCATCTCCGCATTCGACGTACGGTAGATGGGCTGACCGGGGCGGCGAGTGTACATCAGAGCTCGGGCCGTGAACGGTCGCTTAATGCGGATGTTCGGAGCCTCCACCTCGATCGTCTTGGAGGTGGTTCCGCCAACCATGATGCCTTCGGCACCGCGGCGCACGAACGGGGCGATAACGCGGCCCCGCTCGTACATGGGGATTTCCACCCTCTCCAATGGGATAGCCCGCTCCACGCTTGCGGGGTAGAGGAGGTTCTTGAGAAACGAGTTGGGGGACTTGATAGCATTGACGGTATTCGTCAGGAACGACGGAGAGAGGATAGATGCAGCAGACATAGGTGTTTACCTCGTGGTTGTGGTGGTAGGTGCCGCGAGGATTATCGAACTCCGGCAAGACCTTCTACGATGATGCCAAGCCCTCGGAACGTAGAGATAACGGCCGCAGTGACTTCTGGGGCGGTGGCGACGAACTGGCTGACAATATCTGCGCGGTGGATGCGGCCTGTGAGCATGACGTTGGCCTGCACCTCACCACCAGGGTTTTGCGTGCGTGGTTCGTTAAGGATACCGAGGGCGGTGCCAGCACCGTTAGCCCCACCCACAGTCCAAGGCACCCAAAATCCGACTGTCGTGTTGAAGGCAACGAGCGTGCCCCGCACCATGACTTCGGTCCCAGTTGCGAAGGTCTTTACCTGCACCGTCTCGGGGAACATTCGGAGGTCGCTGGTAGGGCCGGTGGTTTGCGTAACGAACTGAACGGTAGCGAGAGCCATGTTTTTCTCCGTGCCCCATAGGGGCGTTCAAGTTTTCGAAGTGAGCCGCGAGCGATTACCGCGAAGCGGTCTTGACCGATGCGTACCCACGGGATTTGTTGATCTCGTCCGCGAAAGAGAGCCCTTCCAGTCCCTCATGGCCGGTATCCGATGCCATACCTTTGGAAAATCCAGCGAGCACGCTGGCGGTAGCCGATCGGCTGGCGGTCGGGGGCGGGCCGCCCAGCGAGGTAATCGTTACGTCGTCGATGCCGTTCTCCGTCTGGAACTTCACGAGGGCGACGTGGTAACTGGCGACGCTATCAGCGTCACCCCAATCGACACCCTTTTGCAGGCTGTGCATCGAGCATTTGAGGACGTGCCGAGAGATGTCAACGGGGTTGAAGCGATCACCGACGAAGCCGGGGGGGGCGTCCGCCTTCTCGACGAAAACCGGGGCGTTCGCCTTCTCGGGGGTCAGAGCCGCAGTAAGCCTTGCGAGGGCTTCGATGGTTGCGGCGTTGCCGTCGGTAACCGACTTGGTGAGTGTGGCCAGTTGTTCGGGGGTCATAGTGTGTTCCTTTTCAAAGGGCAGGAGGTTGCAAATCGCCTTGATGATCTTTGTTGCGAGGGAGTCGGCGTCCTCTCCCTTCGTCAGAGTCTCGGCAGCGCCGTAGCCGCCAACCGAAACCCCATTCCACTCTCCTGAGCTGTACGCTTTGCGGAGCTCGGGATCTTCGATCTTGATTACCGTCGCCCAAGCACCGGTGACGTCAAGCGGCCTGCCGGAGTAGTCCTTGAAATCCTTGAACCGAGGGTCTTCCTTCTGGATGATGAAGCTCTCGGCCACGAACGCTCGGGACGGATCTACGGCCTTGCCGTCGTGTCGAATGTCGATCTGCCCTCGCCGCTGCGAGAAGCTGTACATGGCGTCTTTGATTACCGCACCCGAGGCGATGTCGCCTTGAGAGTCTGTGATTTCCGGGGCCATCACAACTGCGGTTAGTTCCCCGTCTTCCCGAAAACCGTCGCTGGCTTTGATGATTGTGTCCAGAGTGAACGTGCCCTCGTCTGGCTTACCGTCGTCCGCCTTGTAAAGCACCGGGCAGGTGTTAGCGCCCTTGGGCACCAAGGAGATGAACTGGATTAGGGCTTTTGTTATGCGTCGGCGTGGCATGGCGGTACAGTAAGCGGTTTCGGGCACCCGCTCGATTCGATCTAACCAATCTCGGGGTACGGGTATCCCGGAAAGAGAAATAATGCCCAACGAGCACCGCGTTTCGGTCGATTCCAGCAACCCCATCCCCATGCCCGCTGCGGTCTCGCGGTTACTGGGTGATCTGTACGGCCGCTCCAACACGAGGCTTTTCAAGCCTCTTACGAAGGAAAACCCGACAGGGTTGGGTTTGCATGAATTGCTGCACAAAGACGCATCGACAGTGCTCAGATCCGTAGACACCTTGTCGGCGTCATCCGGAGAGCAGAGTCACCCGTTCGACTTTGCTATGGCTAAGCGGCTCTACCAGAGCGACGTTCACCACGCAGCTTGCGTAGCAGCAAAAACAACATCGCTGGTCGGCCTGGGAAATCTGGATAGCCAGAAAGAACACCAGAAGAGATCGGTAGAGGCTGCGACCCCCGGCACCTCGGAACCGTCCCGCAAGATCTTCCAGAAGTCGAAGGTAGATATCGCCCTCGACCCCCTCACTCGTTTCGGGTGGCAGGATGTTCTAGGGGCAACCGCAGAGGACATCGCATCCCTGGAGAACGGGGCTATCGAGGTTCGCCGGAAAAAGGGAACTAACGAGATAGTAGGGATTTTTCAGATGCCCGTAGAGCGAGTATGGTTCGTTGAGGAGCCGTCAGGGGGGTATCACTTCCGAGTCTCTCGTCATGGGGGGGCCGACATTCGGATAGCTTCGTTCGGAGACTACGAGAGTGCCTTACATCGCAGCGGTTTGTTGCTCCAAGCAACAGAGGATTCCTCGGGCGTCCCCGTGGTTATGTCGGGCCACTTGGAGCCGGGATTTGTGGAATCCCCCGGCACCCACTACTCAGAGATCATCTACTTTCGAGTGCCTTCGGGGCAAGATTTGTGGTACGGCGTGCCTGCATGGCTGAGCAGCACACCGCAAATTGAACTAGGCCAAATGACCACGCAGTTTCAATTCGACCACTACCAGAACCGTGGAGTGCCTGAGTTTATCCTGTTCTTAAGTGGGGTGAAGTATTCGCCTATCGAGTGGACGGCGATCGAAAAACAGCTCCAAAACCACATTGGTTTGGGTAAGAGCCACAAGACGCTCGCCCTTCAAACCCAGTCCACTGAAGCCAAGCTGCAAATCGAGAAGCTGGGGATGGTGGCGTCGAACGAGGATGGATCAGAAACCATCCTTGCCGCCACAGCATCTCGGATCGTCACATCCCACCGCGTTCCTCCGATCCTCGCAGGAATTCAAATACCGGGGAAGATGGGAGCGACCAACGAGGCTGCCATGTCTCTAAGCCTCTTCCAGATTCTATGGACCGGTCCTGTCCAAGCTAGGATTCAGTCCCGCCTCGGGGAAACGCTCGGAGCGAAGGGGTCCAACCTTGGACTCGGTATCGAGGACTTCGCTCTGGCAAAAATCACGGAAGAGATTCCGCTGATTAACATGGATACTGTCTCTCGAATGAGACAGAGCCCGCAACAGGCATCGGCTGAGGGGCGAGATCCTGGGAAGGGGCTCAAGGAATAATTGGCGTTCACACCGCAACAGCTCTGCTTGTCGATCGCCAAAGCCATAGGAAGGGCTGGGGTGGAGTATGTTCGCCCGAAGGTCGAGCAAGGGGTGGGCGGCGGCCACGGCTCTCGGCAGCTCGCTGCGGCGCTGCGGGTGCGGACTACCGGCACCAACTCAGTAGCGATACACATCCCGCACTATTGGGCTGAGTATGTCCACGATGGCCGCACAGCACCCGTCCTCCCCACATCGCCGGTTAAGGCGTTCGTCTGGTTCACGAACCCCCTGGAAGATCCGCGAATACCTGGAGGGCTTACGCCCGAGAGGGTCAGCCAGTTAAAACATCTCAAACTGCCCAAGGGCCTATTCCGGGAGATGCTGCAAGATGGTCGAATCATCGTCAGGAGGAAAATCCAAAAGCCAACCAACGCTAGTCCTTTCTTTGAGAACTCAGGCGGGATGCTTGGTTTTTCTTCGGTAGTCTCTTCGATCGCACCGAAGGTGTTTTCCGATTTTGTCCTGGAGAAGCTAAAAGCAGCCAAGGTTCTTCAACACAAGCAAACTATCACGGTTGGCTGACCGTAGGGCACCAATGCAGGCTGGGTGAGACCACCGGTGGTTTGGTTGGTGCTACGAAATGATCGCATCGACCGGGGCTGCTCTGCTGGTACGCATGTCTTGCCAGCCCTACAGCATCCATGAGGTGCGACCAATCGCCGACTTTCAGGGGCCGGTGGCTGGCTTGGATGATTACAGGCTCGGCTAAACGGAACTGGGGCATTTTGGGTACCCAGTACGAATCGCTTTTCGTGTTGCGGCTGCTCAGGCTTCCGTCGATGCCGAGGCCCTCAGCAATTCTCTTCTGGCTCACCCGCTTGGGGATTGAGCCCTTCCAGTCCTGCGGCTTGATGACCTGGATAGGGCAGAGGGTGGATAGCCTGCACGCTGCCGCGCCAGCCACCAATGCGACTCGCAGAATGTCGTCGGGGTTTCGTTTCAGGGCCTTGTTGAAGTATTGCCCCTCTACCATCCCAAGGATGGGGCATCGGTGGGCGATCGCCTCAGAGTTGACGTTGGCGATTCTGGAGATCATCTCGTCTACGGTTTTAGCCCGAACTAGTACCCATCGGATCTCGTGAACCACCCCTCCAGACACAGCCAGCACGGCTATAGCGGTGGCGTGCGTTCCGGGGTCCACACCCACAAAATACTCAAAAAAGTATGGGATTGAGGTCAAAGCCGATCCGGGGCCGAGGTCTTAGATTTCCGAGCGGGGACGGTGTAAATGCTGATCGACGATCCCAGCACCCGCCGGATAAACCGCTGGCCTTTTGGGGGTGTCAGCGGGCATGTCTTGCTCCTTGCTCGGTGAACCATCCCCGAAGAGATCTTCTGCATGTAGCCCTCGACCGTGGTCCCTGCGGGCGGGGTGATGGTGACGCTGCAATTAGGGCCGAGTGCGCGGATCGACTCAATGACTCTGGCAAAGGTCGGGTCGTACCATCTCTTCGCCGCAGCGGCAATCGCCTTTGCAGATCGTTGGAGAGCCGCCCCGGCGAGATCGGTTTTGGCGAGAGGAGCCTTGCGGGCAACCTTACTAACTTTTTTCTTGGACTTAGACATAAGAACCTGCTTTCTTGGGTTTCCAGACACTCAAACGGCCCAAATCATCGAAGACGGGCTGGGCTTTCTTGTTCCATCGATCCATAAGACACGCATCGGTGCGAACAGCAACGTCGGGGCAAATCACCCGCATAGCATCCACCATAATCTGTTGAGCCTGCGGAATCCAGAGGTGTTTCTCCTCACAGTCTCTGATTTCCGAAACAAACTCATCGTGGATGAAAAGCACCGGCATGAGCCGAACGCCCGAACTGTCGGGCAGGAGGTCTGGATATCCGCCGTTCGGATCTCTGCACGCCCTCACCAGACTGATCGTGGCCAAAGATGCCCCGTCGGCGGCAGGTGTCTGGAGCCCTATCCCATTCGCTGCGGCCGTGAACGCACACCCGCCTCGGAACAACCCCAACGGGGATGTGTATTCGTACAGATCCATTGAGACGAGCTCTGTAACCCCACTCGGTCCTTTTCGATCCAGCATCCGGGGGCCGTTTCGGGTGTCTCGACAGTCTTTCGTAATATGTTTGAAATATAACCGCATTTCTGGAAATGTGTCGAACCAGATCTGCTTGAGTAGCGCCGCTGTGTCGTAGTCTATTTTCACGCCGTAGGTGTGATGTGCGTACGCCACCATCGTTTTAGCGCCGAGCCCTCCCGGATATCCGAGCCCGGTCGGCTTAGCTAGTTTCCGGTACTGCCCGTAGATCTCCACGGCCGCAGGGTCTGAGTGGTCCTTCAAGCCCTTGAATGCCCGGTAGACATCCATCGCCTCGGAGATCCGACAGTTTATGCAGTGCTGCTGGAAGGGCAGCGACATACGCATGGCGATCTGAGCGCCTAGATATGCGTGCAGATCCACGCCCTCGTTAATCAGCTTAGCCAGCATCGACGTGCCAAAAAGGTTCAGGAGAGTTTGCCCGAGAGTAACCAGCTCCAGCTGCTGGTAGTCGATCGACAAAAACAGGTACCCCGGACGGGGGACGATAACCCCAGCAACATCCGGGTGAACATTTTGGCAACTAAAGCTGGGGTATAGAGTCCCAGCGAAAGAACTGGTACGCCCGGTTTCTTTTAGTACGTCGTAGTTGACATACACCACCGGCGAGACGGCTGAGGTGTGCTCCCCCTCTGCGTCGAGGGATGTCATGCGAGGTAGGTCGGTGTTAAGGATCTTCTGCACCGCTTGGCGGTGTTGGATCTGCGAAAGCACGGGGTCCAAGTGCGCTACTTCATCGAGCCACTCTTTGGCGAAGCTGATCTGCCCGTCAGGGAACCTAGTGGACGGGTCGGAATAGAGAAGGGGGATCAGTTCGGGGTTCTCGGTGTGCAATCCCAAGATGTATTCCCGGATGATCTTGTTGGACATCTTCTCCGGCTGGGCTTTGACCATCCTACCTTCGATTTTCAGATGTTCGCGGGGCGGCTGTGCAGGCACCAACATGCCGTTCTGTATCAGGAGATCGACGTTGGGTCCGCTACTCTCTATGGTCGCCCACTGCTTGATTCTTTGGTGCTCGGATGCGTCGGTGCAGACACCGTAGGCTGACATCATCCCCAAGGAGAAAGCCTGAGCCATTCGCAGGGATTGCTGGGCTAACGGGTCGCAACCGATCTCCTGAGCCAGCACGCTCCGGCGCTGCTCTTGGTCCAAATACAGCCGGTACGGGTCGTCGCCGTCGTTCGTCAGGTAGTCCAGTGCCCCTTGTGGGTACTCTGCCCCAGGCACACCCGAGAGCACCCCGAAATACCTGCGCCAAGACGACTCATCGTCCTTGGCCTCGCTCCGGTCAATGCTGAATCGTCGCATCATCACTGATGCTAGGTCGTACAAGAGCTTAACCTTTACGTCTCCTACACCCATAGACAGGTCGCCTGTTTGGGCGAGCGTGAGCATCTTCTCCCTGATTAGGGTGCAGACTACACGCCCTGCGATAATGGCTTGGTACACCTGAGACACGTACATGGGGTTGGCCGCGCACAGGACTCCGAGATCAAAAGCCATCGAGTGATTGGCTAGTATCAAGCTCTCGTCTGCGAGCAAGCCAGCTATCTGCTGGACCATACCCTCTTTCCCGCCCTCGTCCCCGTCGGTGATAACCACCGATTCCTCGCCGGAGTTTACGATGGCGCAAACGGGCTGAGGGTAGACCGCGCCGAAGGCGATTGGATGGGTCTCGAAATCAAAGGTGACTAGCTTCATGTTGCTCTCTCAAAAAACAAAGGGCAGCCCGCCCGCTAAGGCGGGCTGCCGTATGAGAAATCATCCATGCTGCGGCTGCGGAGCCCACAGAGGCTGCTGCTGCTGTGCTGTCTGGGGCACTGCCGCACGCACCTCCTCGGCACACAAGCGGTCTAGCAGTCCGTTGGGCCAAAGCACACCTATCATCTGAGACGCCTCGGGGTCGGAAAGCATGTGCTCCCTCACAGTGGCGAAAGAGAGATGTCGATGGATGGTTGGCACCGTGAACAACCTCTTGTTGCCCTTCGTGAGAATGTGCTTCCCGGAGAGCTCAACCACAGTATTCGCGAGGGGCTGCGAAGGATCGCATAGTTGTGCAACCCGAGCGTCGGTGATTTCCGCACTAGTGAGCCCCGTAGCCCCCATTAAAAAAGATTTGACGTTGCTTAGGAAGCTGTCGAACTTTGCCATGTGCATGACAGCCAGCTTTTGGCCGGGCTTGTAGCCGTAACGGGCCTCTTCCTGGAGCGAGGGGTTGTACGCTGTCGGAGCTAGGTCGCCCATGCACGTCATTTCTGCCACGAAAAAAGGCCCGTTCCCCCTGCTGGTTCCCACCTGTAGCAGGTCGATGCGAGCTAGGACGTGGCACCGGACCAGGTAGTTTTTGTCGTTCGAGGCTGATGCCGAGCCTATGCCCGCAAAAAGCTGCGTCATGTTCGGTGTTGGTGGCCTGCCACCACCCCCCGCCGGGAAGACGGACCCTGCCTGCGGTTGGAATCCTTGCTGAGGTTGCTGCGGAGCCCACAGGGGCTGCTGCGGCTGCTGCGGCTGGAGTCCTTGCTGGGGTCCCTGCGGAGCCCACTGGGGCTGCTGCGGCTGCTGCGGCTGCTGCGGCTGCTGCGGCTGCTGCGGCTGCTGCGGCTGCTGCGGCTGCTGCGGCTGGAGTCCT